GCAAATATTGTACCTGGATATGGATTTCAAGAGGTAGAAATTTATATAAAAAGACATGGGAAAACAGCCAGCGGACGTGTGACAGAAGTAGGATACCAACCTGCCGAACAAGCATTTTTGGGTATTGCTGCCGAGGCAAGTCAACGCGAAAAAGAAGAATGGCGGCAAAATCAGCACCCTATAACACATACAGTTGTACAATATGGAGCAACGGTAAAAGCAAAGGCTACCGATTATCTTGTGTTCCCAGACGGACGTAAATTTTATGTTCAGGGTGTAGATAATGCAGGTAGCCTTAATGTATCTATGATTTATTATGTTGAGGAAAGGTTTGATATAAAATGATTAGCATTGAAATTATTGTTCAAGCTGAACTTGATAAGATAAAAGCACAGTTGCCGGGAAGAACTGCACGAGTATCAAGTGCATTGCGAAATTCTGTTTTTAATGTGATGGCAGGCGGCGGTGTATCTGCTCCAGGTCAACCACCGGGAGTGAGAACGGGAAATTACCGTAATTCTTTTGTTTCATCAACAGAAAGCAACGGAATGTCATTTACAGCGAAAGTAACAAGTGATTGTTTGTACGGTCCGTTTTTGGAAGACGGTACAAGTAAGATGGCAGCAAGACCACACTGTGACCGCATTGCAGAAGACGCATTGCCGCAAGCTATTGCAATATACAGTGAATCATATTAAAGGAGAAAGATTTATGTTTGAAGAAATTTTAAATAATCATCTAAGGAAATGTTCCGATATAACATCATATTTAACTAAATATGATGATGAGCCTGCGATTTTTAATCAGACAGCCCCTGACGATATGTCTGATTTATGGAACGATAACGTACAATATGGACGAATTGTATTTTTTGCAAATATGCAATCCGACACAGAACGTAAAATCAGTGGTACAGTAGAAATTGATGTGTATTTACAAGACACATCAGAGATTGAAGCAATAGCAGAAACGGTCAAAACAAATGTAGACGGCTATTTCTTTAGCGGTAAGTCGGAAACAACCATTCTTGCGAAATGGAATTCTACACGATACGTTGATGTTGCGGACAAAAAAATAACCGTTGCGGCGGTATTGTTTACACTACTTGCGTTTCCTAATCAACAAACCTGCGAGCCTGATCCGATTAAACTGGTTAATGAATGGACACGAAAATTACTACCCGATGTAAAACTGATAGGATATGATGAAGATATTCCGACCGTATGGAAACCTCAAAAGGATATTCCTGCGGTGTACTGGCGAAAATCAAAGGTAGGTAATTGTGAACGAATACCTAGCATGTATGCAGGTGATTGGTACACAGCTGTAATGAACGCTCATATCTTTACAGAAGATATAGCTGTTTCTAATGCTATTGCGAGTATGATGTGTACTAAGCTAAATCAAAAAAAGGTATTACAATTTCCTGATGGAACATGGATGCGTGTTGATAATAACAATCAACTTCAGCCTGGAACTGATGAATTAAGAGTCGGTCAATTATCTGTTGAAGGTGATTATTGCGTATTGCGCAAAGAGCCTGATTCAGAATTATTGAAACATATTAAAATAAATGATTAAGAACGTCTTATTTAAAGGCGTTCTTTTTTGTATAAGGAGGTAATCTTATGGCAACCAAAACTGTAAAAGATGAAAAAACAGCAGATGTGCCAGCTGAAAAGAACTCTGCAAAGGTAAAAACATCATCTGTATCAAGATATACCGTTGATGAATTATCAAAGGCAGAAAATGAATTTAATGCGAATAATGTTATTATTCGTACAGCGCTTTCAAGGGCAGACAAGGATTTATTTACTTTGGAAGAAGCTAAAGAAATTGTATCAAAATTTAAAAACAAGGAGGTAAAATAAGCATGGGATATGTTTATGAAGACGGTAAGGAGTACCCTCGTGCCGGTGTTTACAGACGTTCAAGTAACGGTAATGTAAATAATACTGTAGCGTCCGCTTTAGACGGTATAGGTGTGTTGCCTATTAAATCTGATTGGGGACCGCTGAATGAAGTCACTATTCATGAAATTGGAACGTCTGATGTTACTATGAAAAATACATATGGCACAGGCGGTACAATGAGTGTGGCAGAGGCTTATATGGATGGCGGCTTAGATAAGTTGTACTTAGTTCGTTTAGGAACAGGTGGTAAGAGCGGCAAGATTGAGCTAAAGTCGAATGAAACAAAGGCAGTTACATTGACACTTAAATATCCTGGAACGCATGAATTTACTGTATCAGTACGAGATAAGTTGGGTGCAGAGAGTACAAGAGAACTTGTAATTTATGACGGTGCAAAAGAGGTTGAAACAATCACATTTGCCTCTGGTGCAGGCGAGCCTCAAGCTTTGGAAAAAGCCGTTAAAGATAGTAATTACATTTCTGCAAAGGCTGAAGACGGTGTTACAGACGCTATTACAGACGTTTCACAGCAACCGTTTGAGGGTGGCGAAAATCCCACTGTCACAACAGCCGATTATAGTACGGCATTTGAAGCATTTGAGCCGTATTACTACAACACAATCGCATTGGATACAGTCGATGCGGATGTACAAGCATTATTGATAGAGTATATCAATACCTCATTTAAAGACGGTAATCTTGCTATTGCCGTTATAGGTGATAAGGGCAGTCTAGATATAAACAAGAGAATGGAGAATGCATCTAAGATAGACAATTATCCTATTGTTTATTTTGCAAGCGATTTTATCAATTCTGACGGTGAAACTGTCAGCGGACCTGAGGCAATAGCTAAAGCGGCAGGTGTTATAGCTGCAACGCCATCAAGTAAAAGTATCGTTCGTACAGAAATGCCAGGTGCGGCAAAACTTACAGAACGACTAAAGAACAGCCAATACGAAAATGCGGTAAGAAACGGATTGTTATTACTATCTGTTAATTCAGACGGCAAGGTTGTTTTTGACAGCGGTGTTAATACACTGATTAATCCTGATGAAGAAAAACAGGATAACGGTTGGAAGAAAATCAAACGAGCTAAAGTAAGACATGAAACATTCTATCGCTTGGACTGTGAAATGGATAAATTAATCGGAAAAGTTAATGGTACAAAAGACGGTATTGCAAATGTTATCCAACGTGGTCAAGTCGTGCTTGATACTATGGCTGACGAGGGCAAGCTTATTGACCCTACATTTAAGCTCGATACAAATAAGGGTTACGGCGCCGATTATGGCTATTTCGTAGTCAATGCGGTTGACGTTGATACATTAGAGCGTATTTTCATTCATTACAAATGGAAATACAGTGAAAATTCTTAATGATTGGAGGTAAGAAAAATGGCAGTTGGAAACAACAGTACATTAGATACAACTGAATTAATGACAGGTAAAGACGGAAAATTATTTGTCGAAGTTAATGGCGTTAATACGTTCCTTGCAGAAATTAACGAGTTTAAAGTTGCAATGAATGCAAACACAACTGAATATCAAGGTGTTGGTTCAATTTTGGTGGGAACGGTTCCGACAGGTGTGACATTTGATTTGACATACACAGAGGCGGTAATCAGAGATGATGTTATAATGGCACCACTGCTTAAGGCGATACAAAATGGATATTTTCCTGTATTCAATTTTCAAGGGGTATCTATTAAGCCTGATGGCAGCAGTGAAGAACGTATAACATTTAACAATGCTATACCAAACGGAGCTTTTGACCTAATGAGTTTAACTCCAGGTGATGTGATT